CTATGCTGCAACGTACGTTTGATGGCGTTACAGTAAAGCGAGCTAAGAACGCACTGGCTGAACTAGCGGATGTTGGGTCTGCTGAGTTGCCAGTTGTACGCCGTCAGGTAAATGCACCAGAGGTAAAGACGTTGGCCCCTGACGGGGACTTTATCTTCCCTCCGTATGTTACTGATCCACAGCGAGCACCTTACTGCTTTTGGAAAACGTACTACACAGCACAGGAGCTAGAAAACAAAGTAGCTACTGATGGATGGGACGAAGATTTTGTAGAACACGTTATTGATCGTTACCGTGGGGTTAATATAGATTCTATCGAGCGTGAGCAGGAAGGTCGGCGATCATTAAGCCTTACCGATAATGCTTACGAAGCTGAAGAGCTAATAGAAATAGTTTATGGATTTCAACGCCTAGTTGATAAGGAGGACGGCTCTGAAGGGATATACTGCACAGTATTCCATAAGGAGTTCAGTGGTGATGGTGACATTCCTGGGTACGCAAAGTTCGAGTTGCTTAATGGCTACGAAGATTACCCAGTAGTAGTTACTAAGCTATCTGAAGACAGCAAGCGACTGTACGACACGATGACTGTCCCAAGTCTACTCAAAGGAATACAGCAACAAGTCAAGATAGAACGTGATAGCCGTATCGACAGGAATAGCCTTGCCACCGTCCCTCCAATTTTACACCCAGTAGGACAGGCTCCTACGGACTGGGGGCCAGGAAGGTACGTTCCTTATCGTCGTAAAGGCGATATAGATTTTGGGCCTACGCCTCCGTACAATCAGGGTTCACTTGAGATGGAGAAGACAATGGAGCAGCAAGCAGATCGACTTGTTGGTTTAGATGAAGTTTCTCCAATTTCACAGATTAGGAAGCAGTTCTTGGTAGACAAGTTTCTTAGCCATTCCGCTGAGGTTATATCGCAGTGCTACCGTTGCTTCCAAAGGTTCGGGCCTGACCAGATATTCTTTAGGGTTACTGGTGTACCCGATCCACAAACGTTTAACAAGGGGAACGCTGACGAAAACTTCGATGTTACAATTAGCTACGATGTTCTGAACACAGACCCAGAAAAGCAGGAAAACAAACTAAATCAAATGGTTTCCCTTCTACAGTTAGATCGCAACGGAAGGATAAATGTAGACAACTTGCTAACATTGATAGCAGGTTCAGTTGATCCAGTACTGGCTGACGGGATTCTTGAACCCGTTGAGGTTGCACAGGAAAAACTACTTAAAGATATTACAGATGACTTATCTAAAATTTATGCAGGTATCGAAGTTCCAGCGCGTCCAAGTGGCGCTCAAGCGGCTCTACAAGTTATTCAACAGTACAGCCAACAGCAAGACATTCAGCAGCGTTTGCAAGAAGATGAAGCTTTTGCTGCTCGTCTTCAGAAGTACGCTGGACAATATCAGTTCGCTATACAGCAAGCACAGAACGCGCAAATAGGTAGGATTGGCACACAACCAGCACAGATGGGGCAGACTCAAACCCAGAATATGCAGCAGTGATAGCTCTGATATTTGTTTCTATACTGTTCATTAATATGCCCGACAACAGGATTAACCAGTTAATGCGAGAGAAGTACAACTCTCTTCGCCCAAGGGAGAACCCTCCAGCCAATCAAGACAGTTATGCTTTTGCACGTAAAAGATCAAGGGATAAGTTTAATCAAGAACTGTACGAGCAACTTTCTTTGCACGAAGGAGTAGAGCCTAGCGTGTATACAGATACTAAAGGCAAGCGTACTATAGGTATAGGGTTTAACCTAGATGAGCCTTCCAACCGAAAAAAGGCAGAATCATTAGGGCTTAATGTACAGGATATGCTTTCTGGAAAGAAAACTCTTTCTGATAAAGAAATAAAATTGCTGTACAACGAGTCCATTAAACAAGCAGCTAATGATGCTAATGCGTACCTACCCCAAGCTGGTAGGCAACCACCAGTTGTTCAGAAAATCTTAATAGACATGGCGTTTAATTTAGGATTAACTAAGCTTAATAAATTTGAAAATCTGAAAGAAGCACTTTTAGAGGGTGATTACAATAAAGCTGCTGATGAAATGATAGACAGCGAATGGTATCATCAGGTGGGGAATAGATCTAAAAGACTAGTAGATATGATGCGATCCGCAGCACAATGAACATAGAAGAAGACCTAAAGACCCTATCCCACCACGAACATTTTGCAAGATTTATTCAGCTTATTAACTCTCTTCGAGAAGAGTGTATAGCTGATATGCACGAAGCTGACACAGACAAGCTTCAACAACTTTCGGGACGGATAATTACTTACGATCAGATTCTGCAAATGACTGACTGGCAGGGTCTACAAAAGAAATTTTCATCTGTTCTGTAGCACAAAAAAGATGTGCTATAATCAGGCTTCGCCATCGCTCGGCGTTAAGGAGTGGAAACAATCATGTCTAACGAAGTTATCACGGTTGACGCTGAAACCGAACAAAATTCAGTCGGAAATATAACAGCGGAGGATTTTGCCATCCAACGCTTAGGACAGACTCAGGGAGAACCTGCTGAGGATACTCAGGAAGTTCAAGAGGAAGAAGTCCTAGAAGAAGCGGTTGAATCCGAAGAAGAAGTTATTCAGGAAACTGAAAACGAACCTTCTGAAGAAGAGACTGAAAATGTTCTTTCACAGTACAACTTAGATGATTTATCTGAGGATGAGCTTAAAGATCTTGCCGAAAAGCTTGGTAGTAGAGCTGTAGCTCGCTTTGGCGAACTTACGGCTAAACGCAAAGCAGCAGAGGAAGAGCTTGAGAAAGTAAAGCAATCACTACAACAAGATCCTTTAAAACGCGAAACGGAAGAAGTCCAAGACAATCCGTTTGATGACGTTAAGGATATTAAGTCATTACAAGAAAAGGCTAAGGAGATAAGTGATATTATCGAATGGGCTGAAGATGTTTTATTTGAATCAGACGATTACTCCGCTCATGACGAAGTTACTGAGCTAGATGGTAAGAAGATGACTAAAGCAGAGGTAAGATCTGCTTTGAAGAACGCTCGTAAATCTAGGGATCTTTATCTTCCCGATCAACTAAAGAAAGTTCAGAGGAACGAAACTGCTGAGTCTCTTAAAAAAGAGCTTGGTACTAAAGCCCTCCAGGAATTCGAATGGTTGAAGGAAGAGGATAATGAGACCAGGAAGGCATTCCTTGGCATTGCTGCAAACAAAGACTTGCAGAAGGTATATAAACAATACCCAGTGCTAGGAGCAGAACTTCCATATATGCTTGCTCACGCAGTAGATAGTATGTACGCTCGTAAGACTGTACCCAGTACTCCTACTAAGAAAGCAGGTAAGCCCAAGATTAATCCTCCGAAAAGCTCCGTTCCTTCTTCTGCTATGCCAGAACAGGGTCAACGAAAATCGTCTAAAGTACTACAGGACTTATCTTCACGCTTTAAACAAAGTGGCAATAAAGATGACTTCATTTCATTACGAACCAAACAATTAGCTAGAAAATAAAATGGCATTCTCAAATACATACGATACGACTAATCCTGGTTCTGGTGTTTCCAATCGCGAAGACTTGACTGACGTCTTGACCATCCTCGCTCCTGAAGAAACTCCAGTCCTTTCCTCTGCTTCCAAGCAGAAAGCATCCGCAACATTCGTTGAGTGGACGGTAGACGCATTGTCTGCTCCATCATCAACTGGCATCCGAGAGGGTGCTGACGTTAGCACATTTACTGACCAGTTCAGTGGCCGTGCTCGGCTTGGTAACTACATTCAAAAGTTCCGTCGCGACTTTCAGGTTTCCGATCTTCAGGAAGCTGTTGACAGCGTTGGGCCTGCTAAGATTGCTCAAGCTGAAGCTAAGTCAATCCGTGAACTAAAGCGTGATATTGAAAAGACCCTTTGTGGTACTCAAACTCGTGCTGCTGAAAACGGAACAGACACGGCCTATGCTCTTGCTGGTCTTGGTGCTTGGATTGACTCAGCCGCTGCTGATACACTTGTTCCTGTTGGTTTCAAAACACCTACTGACAGCATCCACGCTAGTGGTGCTTTCACGGAAACGGTTTTGAACAACTTGATCACTTCGATCTTCCGCGAAACTGGAACAAGCAACAACCTAACGATGGTTGCTGACACGGCTGTTCGTCGCATTATCTCTGACTTTGCTCGCACTGCTGGCGTAAGCGGAACCGATGCAGACAGCGTTCGTACCGTTAATTACAACGGTGACTCAGCTCAGATCAAGCTTAGTGTTGAGTTCTATCAGTCCGATCACGGCATGATTTCGATTGTTAATGGCAATCCTGATTGTATGCCCGATACGGTTAATAAGGACTTCGCTTACTTGGTTAATCCTGAGTACTACGGCATCCATGAGCTTATCCCAATGGGATCGACTCGCCTCCCAAATCAGGGTGGTGGTGAGCGTGGTTACGTTGATTGCTCCTTGACCCTCGGTGTTTACCACCCACAGGCTCACGGCAAGATTTCTGTAGTTGCGTAAACTTTGTTTCATTGTTAATGTGTGGGGAGGTTGGGCCAATCCTGGCCTCCCCTTTTTAAAATATGGAAATAATTACTAAGCTACCAAGATATTCGGATGGGGAAGTGAACGCTGCATTCTTGAAAGAAATCCAAACAGGATTCAAGATGGAGAAAGCAAAGGAGCAAGATCGAATAAATCAAGCTGCTAAAGAAGCAAAGACTAATGTCGGCAAAACCCATCCTATTCTAGGTAAGTGCGTAGCTAATATGCCTGCTCGTGATTATTTTAGATTAGTAAACAAGTACGGACACGATACTGTAAATAGTAGAGAGTTCTTACGATATTTTAACAAGAAATTCCCTGAGTTAAGTCCTAATAAAGCTTAATGCAAGTAAAGTACAACAGAGACTTATACGATTTAATATCGGCGTTAGCTGGTGTATCTTCGTTTACTACCAACGAAAAGACTCAGCTTCTTAATTTTGCTAAACGCAGAATGTACGAAGCGTATCAGGCTACTCCAATGTGGCCTAGATACTTGGTTGTTGGTGAAAGTAGAACAGTAGCTAGTTCTGTAATTGCTTTTACTGAAACAGACAAGAACGACATTGCTGAGTTTATACGTGTACACAGAACTCAACCATTTGTCAGAAACTCTGCATTAGAGTTTGAATTTTTCGTTCAGTCAGATGGTGCTCACATTCTTAACCTAACAACAGCAGATGCTGATTCTGCGTTTGTCACGTACAAGAAAGAGCTAACTGACATTCCTAGCACCTGGGATCTTGATGGTGATAAAAGCACACAGGAGATTCCTTTAGAATTTTTTTACTACGTTGCTCACAGTGTTTATGCTGACTTCTTAAGAATGGATGGTCAGCACGACAAGGCATTGGCAGAAGAGCAAGTAGCTAACAAGTACCTAGCTAATGAGCTAGAAAAGACTGACCAAGTAATGAACAACAACACGGTCAAAAAACGATTTAATACATACGTCTCCAACCAATCTAGATAATGAACTCAAGAACCTCCAATCTATACATCGGGAACGTAAACCCGAACGGCACTCCAGAAAACCTATCAGCAATAACTACTGGTGCTGGAGCAGCGTTTGCTGCTTTCCACACCGACACTGATTATGTAGTTATTGATGTCCAAGATAACAATGTACTTGTTACATTTGATGGATCTGCCCCAACTGCATCCAATGGTCATCTTCTTGTAAAAGAACAAGGACTTATTGTACTAAGCAAGAACGCCGCTAAGGGAGCTAAATTCCTTGGTTCTGGTGGAACTTCTATAATTCAAAGCACCGAGTTCGTAGACTAGTCCCGATGAGAAACGTAGGACTTAAAAACATTTTTGAGTTCTTGCGGGTAGGTCGCGTAGGAGCTAGAATCGGTGGGGTAGTAGTTACCGTTTACGAGAGTTTTCTTGTAGACGATGGTGCTGGTGGCACTGAGTCATTTATAGATTCGGCAGGAGAAACATTTAACGTAAGACAGTAATGGCGTACAACAGTTCACATACAGGCACACAAATAGATGATGCTATAGACAAGACTCAGTTGATGCCTGAGCTAAAGGGAGAGAGAACGGCGTATGCTAATCTTCCTGGTAGCCCGACTACTGGCGATGTTTATTTAGTTACCACAGCAACCACAGGATACTCTGCTGGTTTTTACCGTTACAACGGATCGGCGTGGGTATTTATGGGTAGTGCAGTAACTACCGTTAATACTCAAACTGGTGCTGTTGTTTTAGATGCTGATGACGTTGATGATTCATCAACAAGTCATAAGTTTGTTACTGAGAGTGATTTGACAACATTGTCCAATACTAGTGGAACGAACACTGGGGATCAGGATTTGTCTAGTTATCAACTACAGCCCAGCGAAGGTGCTTTTGTTAATGGTGACAAAACTAAGCTTGACGGGATTGCGGCAGGTGCTGAGGTCAATGTAAACGCAGATTGGAATAGCTCTTCTGGGGACTCTCAGATCCTTAACAAGCCCACTTTAGGCACTGCGGCAGCTACGGCCTCAACTGACTACGCAACAGCAGCTCAGGGGGCTACAGCAGATTCTGCTTTGCAATCTGGAGATAATATTTCTGTTCTAACAAACAACTCAGGTTATCTAACAGCCGAATCTGACACACTAGATTCGGTCACGGGCCGAGGAGCAACAACTACGAACGGCGTTACAGTTGGATCTATTACTATTAACGGAGAAATTGTAGAGGATGTTTACATTAACTCTTCGGTAACGGGATCTTTAACCTTAGACCCAGCCAATGGGACAATACAGGTTCTCACTTTAACTGGCAGTGTAACCTCCGTTACAGATTCTTTGGCAAACGGAGAGTCTATAACTGTAGTGTTTAGCACAGGAGGAAGTTCTTACACAATTAGTGGTTGGCCTACTACTAAGTGGGTGGGCGGTTCTACACCAACAATAGACACTACAAACAACAGCATTATAGTTCTTTGGAAAGCTAATAGTGTATTATACGGAATGGAGTCAGGAGTAGCATCATGAATATACTAAAACTTACAGACGGCAATCCCGTTAAGTATTCAGAGTCTCGTTTAAGACGGGATAATCCAGACACATTATTTCCTGATGTTTTAACAGATAAGGTGCTTGTAGACTTTAATTGCTACACTTACACCATCGACCCCAAGCCCACTTATAACAAAGTCCTCCAATACGTTAAAACAAAGTTTGAACTCCGCTATGAAGGTTGGTGGGTACAGGCTTGGGACGTTATAGACTTTGAAGAAGACGCTGCTAAAAGGAGGCTTAAACCTCAGATTACTTCTGATCGCTGGGATAAAGAGCAAGCTGGCGTTGAGTGGCTTGATGAGAATTTTGATTTGTGGCGTATAGCTACAGATAGCAACAGCCAGCAGAAAATGACCTCTGTCCTGACTATGCTAAATGCAGATCCATCTTCAACTGGTTACGCTAGCTGGAAAATGGACAAGCGAGTTACTGTCACGTACCCAGATTTTGACGAAGAAGGTAATGAAACTGAATACACCGAAGAGGTTTGGCAAAAAGAATTTAGGCACAACACACTAGATGACTGGAACGAAATGGTTTCTCTAGTCAGCACCCATATCAAGAATTGTTTTACGGCTGAGGAGAACGCACTGGCAAAAGCTGATGCTGGCGACCTCACTGCTACGTTCCAATCTGAGTACGAGAAGCTGTAATGCTACGCTGGAAATCCAGTTTAAAGCCTGCTGTTTCAGGCGGCGGGGGCGGCACTTCACCTGGCACCACAAACCTTCTCGCATGGTACGAGATGAATGATGCGTCTGGCGGGGCTGTTGATTC